TTCAGAGTGATTTGGCGGAAATGTCGTCGGAGATTCCCCGCAAATCTAAAGATGAGCATTGTTCATGCCTCCATATAGAGTGCGTCAGAGTTACATAGGCTTGCCGGTAGGGTTCGCGGCGACTCAGGCGACCGGCCAGCTCGTGATGAAGCACGGTATTATCTCCAAGCCAGAGCATTGCGTGGCAAGGGTCTGACTCAGGGAAGGCGCGCCGAATAATCACGTCACCCGGAAGGATGTCGGCAGGATTAACCTCGAAGAATCCATTGGCGGCCATATTCTTCAGGTAGAGGTTTTCCCCTCTCACCCACCAACCGTTAGTGCGTTCGAATTCAGGCAGGTCGATACCACACAGGTGATAGGCATCCCGGAAAAGTGTGTAACAATCCATCGAACCATGCTCGAACCTGCGCCCTAGCAGATGCGGTACAGGCCTGAACTTCCGCAGCCTGTTGCCACTGGCGAGCCACCATTCCAACCCGGTAGCAATCTGCGCCTGACGGTCAGCACCAGACAGCACCAGTTTTCCTATGGGATGAGAATGAAAAACGGCGGTGATTTCTCCCGCCGCCTCTGCTCTCATCCAGTCTGTATCGCTTATGCGAAAGTTTCGCCCCGGGTCCGGGTGCTGGTTATCACAGGCCATGAACCGATGACCATCAGTAATCAGGCCACATACCTCATCGCTGGATAGTGCTGCATATGCCAGGCATTCATCTTCAATCATCAGGACACCTTTGAAGATCCGGGATAGCCACCATAGGGAAGTGGTTCAGGCTTGGGGAAGCGCATCCGGCAGCCGGTTAGATGCTTTGAGCACTTATCTTTCGACATATCCGATGTAGGATTATCTTTCTCATCAGCAACCGGCCCGCCCGAATAGCCACAGCCATCGCCTCGGTAAACCCACTGGCAGACGTCCGCCAGAATGGTTCGCGCCGGTATGATGGCGTTGTCGCAGTCAACCGGCGTTGCGAGGTTATAGGTGACAGTCTCAAACGTCTCTTCTGCCATCTCCTCGATGACATAGCGAGATACAGCTTCCATAGTCGGGTCAGCATTTGCATTACCATTCGGGAAGTTAACCGCGTCGAGGTGTTTTACCAGTACCTGCCGGCGCGTCACCACAGCACCTAATGCATCATCGAAATCGTGGTTGATGCCAGTGATAAGGCCGGTGATATTCGCTACCTTCATTGTCGGGCGTGAATAGGTTCCCTCTGATTTGGTTTCAAATCCTTCAACCGCGATCGGATATGCTGAGTACTGCCGGCCCTGCCAGATGACGTCACCGTAATAGCCGTTCGTTCCTGCATGGAAGCGGATGACATCGCCACCGAATGACTGCAGGTCCACTTCGAACAGGTCGAGCATCGCACCAACACCGGAATCAGTACTCTCGATGATCAGTTCTGCTGGTATGTCTCGCATATTGCGCCCATAAAAAAGGCCGCCGCGTGGCAGCCGTAGGATAATTACTGATCGAATATCAGGATGTCGCTGATAGACAGTTAAGGATATGTTGAGTATTCAGCCCGTCCATGCTTGGGGCATGGGCGCACACAGTAATGAGGGATGGCTGATTACCTCTGGGAGAAGCTATAAAATGGAAAGAACTTTTGTTGGTTTCGGTTTCACCATGTCACCTGAAATACCGCGCGAAACAGCTTTGGAAATCGTTGCGCTTAAGCAGGTGTTACTTTCAATTATCGGTAAACTTCCTCCTGAAACCAGGGGCGAAGTCCTTACCGATTTAAAAAGCGTAGACAGCGAAATCATGCGAGATATCGTTAAAAACGTTGAGCTTATTTCTAAATAGAAACTCCCATACCAGCCTCATAGCGGACAGTTGCTTTCACGTCTGCTTTGAGGCTACCGCCCGACCGGTGTAGGGTTCCACCCGGGCGACGCGCATTTTTGATGGTTTCCGATGCAACTTCTCGCATCATTTTCGCCAACTCTTCTGTTTTATTATTTGGCAAATTCAGATTAGCCACTGCGTTTTCTAACGCTTCAATACGTTGTTCTAATGTCATATTTTAACTCCTAGGTTATCGTGGAACCTGCTCAAACGTGGCCGTCAGCTCATGCTGATTACCGGTCTTCTTCAGTGACCATGACCGGCATACATACAGCCTCTGCACGCCGGTATCCGATGGCGTCCAGTAAAATGCTTCGACAGCCATCCTCGCTTTCAGGAACGCATCGGCCGCTTTAGCCGCGTTAGGTCGTGAGCATTTGGCATCGTCGAAGCCAACGAAAGTCAGCTGGTACCGTCCCATTAACGGGTTGATACCCTTAACCTGCCGCTGCTCATAACCATCGCCCAGCTTTACTACGGCTACATCAGGCGTACGGTCGCCCGTGAAGCCCTTTTGAGGGCTCCATGTGAAAGTTTCTGGCATGGGTTATTTACCTTTACTGAGTAAACCTGAAGGGCGCTGCTGGTCTTTGATAGTTCGAATGGCAACAGTCTGCATCATCTGCGCCATCTGTTTCTGCGTGGCTTCGTCAACGCCGCCAGTGGTTTGAATGTCGAAGTTGAAATTCATCACAAGCCCACCACCGGCTCCGCTCCCACCGCCAATATCTCGGTTGCTGATTACCGATCCATTGTCGCCGGGAATCATGTACTGGCTGCCATTGCTGGCTTTAAAGATTTCAGGCTTGCCGCCTTCGCCTACCCGATACATGCTACTGGCATTGACGGGCCCGCCGTGCTCACGAGCGCCAGCTATTGCCAGCCCCTTTGATGCCGCTAATGCTGTGGTATAGGCGGTAGTTCCCACCGCTGAAGCGCTGCCAAGTGTTGCTATTGACGCGCTCATCGCTGCAGGAGCCCATGCGGCGGTAGCTGCCGTTGCCTGAGCTGCAGTTGATGCCAAAGCGGCTGTTGCGGCCGCCTGTCCCATAATCATGTTTTTGACGTACTGCAGGCCCATTTCAACAAGGCCACTCACGACGCTGTTCAGGATGGTCGTCCCAATGTTAGCGAACGATTCAGCCAGGCTTTGTGTCCCATTAAGAAGGCCGGTGATCGCATTTGTTGCTCCCCCCTGAAGTGAGTCGATTGCATCGCCCAGCATCTGATTTGCCTGACTCTGGTTTTCCCATATCTTCCACGCAGCATCAATGCGAGCCTGCTCATACTCAGTATTGGCTGCGTTGATAAGTGCCAGACCATTAGCAGTAATAGCGCCTTTCTCAGTTTCGAACTCCTGAATAAGCGCCAGCTTGCGGGCATTCTCGTTTGCCAGCGCCTGAACAGGGTCGATAGCTCCTTGCGCGTCCTGAGTGGGCGAAACCCTTGCAGCTGTCTCGGCACGGATTTTTGCGAGGTTGACCTGGTGTTGCGCTTCAAGCTGTTCAGATGTTGTATTGTACTGCTGCTGACTAATCTTTTTCGCGGAAAGTGCAGCGCTCAGATCTTCAACATCCTGCTTATAGCTCGCGTTCTCTTTAGCCTCTGGAAGTAACTTTTCAGCTGCGGCCTGCGCCCTTATAGCATTGCCAGTGTCCCATTTCGCAGCCGCATATTTACCAGCAAGCGCGATATCTTCCTTCGTTGCAGCGCTTCCAAGCGACTGCTGAGCCGTCAGAATGGCCTGCTCGCGACTTAGATTGCGGATTGAATCACCAGCCAGATCTGACTGCTGTTTCAGATTTGCCAGCTTCTGCGCTATTGAATCAGCCTGAGTTTCGGCTTTCTTGCCGGCAGCCAGGCCATCCTTCGTTTCTTTGTTCCTGGCTGCCTCTGCTGCCTGAAGATCGTACTGCGCCCCAGCCAGTTGAGCAGCGGCGTTAACCTGATTCTGGTTGCCACCTTTATCAGCTGCCTCCATCCGAGCTTTGGTTACGGCGCGGAGGCGTTTATCGGTTATAGCAAGAAGCGTGTTTTCATCAGCCAGATCTTTGTTGTAGGCATCTGCCTTATCACTACGTGGAATTTCTAAGCTGGTAGAGTTGAATTTCTCCTTAGCTCTGCTGGCAAAATCTATTGCCTTTCCGAACTGATTCATCAAGCCTGACGCGACGCCAGCAGCATCACCATCACGTTTGAGGAGGTCGATGCCCTGAGCGAATTGGCCATTCATCTGTGCGCGAAGGATGCCAGTTTTGCTCACTGTCTGACTCAGCTTGTTTTGAGCTGTCTCGTTCTGCGCAAGCAACTGCGTATGTTCGCTCTGTGCATCTGCTAGTTCAGAAAGAGCTACCTTATAAAGCAGGCTTCCTTCCTGAAGCGAGCCGAGGGTGCGGCGCAGGCGTTCCTGCTGAAGTTCATTTGCTTCAATGGTGGATTGATTGTCTTTTAAAGCGTCAACCTGAGCGCGGATTGACTTGCTGGCACTATCAATTTCAGCAGCAAGCTGAATCTGACTCATGCTTTTCATTTTTCCAATCACACCATCAAGCTTGTCGGCAAAGTCGATACTCTCCTGCCGGGCCTGCTGCATCTTCTGGTAAAAGTAAAAAATACCTGCTGCGGCGATAACAGCCGCGCCAACCGGGCCGCCAATCAGAGCAAGTGCGCCACTGGCAAGTGATTTAACAGTGGTTGTTGCCGTCACTGCTGCAGCTGTAGCTGTTCGCGTTGCGGCAGCCTGCGCAATCTGGGCCTCTGCATATGATGCAGAGCGCTGGATAGCCACTGACTTTGCAGCATTGAGATTCTGCAGAGCAAAGGCCTCTGCCGAAGAACCTTTGGCAACGTTGTACTCAGCCTGCGCAAGAGCCAGCGAAGACAGAGCGGCTTCTTTATCCAGCAGTGACTTTCTGGCGACTACGGTAGCTGAAGTGGCGGTGGCTGCTGTGGATTGTGCGGTAGCAACCGCCTGGGCTCTGGCTGCCAGTGCGTCATCTACTCTTGCTTTCGTTGCCATAGCGAGAGCGCCAGTAAATCTCCCGCCAAACATTACTGCAGCAGCTGCAACTACGTTAGCGACAATATCTAAGTTCTCGCTGAGCGAGATAACACCCTGATTGAAGATTTTTATAGATGTGCTGACGCTTGAGCTCTCACCTACAAATTTGGTGATATTGTTGGTTGCAACAGTAAATGCCTGCCCCATGGTAAGGGCAGTGTTAGCGAACTCTTTTGCGATCGCATCACTCTGTTTAAGCAGACCACTTACCACAACTTCCGTAGTAAGCTTACCCTCGGCTGCCATCGCTCTCAGTTGGCCGATCGTGACGCCAAGTGAATCAGCCAGCGCAACAGCAAGTCGACTTCCGTTTTCAGAGATAGAGTTAAACTCTTCGCCACGCAATACCCCAGACGCAAGAGCCTGAGAAAGCTGCGTCATAGTGGAGCTGGCTTCTTCAGTTGTTGCGCCAGATACAGCAAGGCCTTTATTGATGGTTGTTGTTAGCTTAATGAGGTCGGCAGTGCTAGTGCCTGCGCTTCTCGTAGACCGCTCTAGCCGACCATACAGCGTGGCGGTAGCCTCAATACTTGACCTGGTGTTCTGTGAAATATCGAAAACGCGTTGGGTAACATCAGCAAGCTGCTCATTAGCCCGAACGGAGTTCGCCAGTTTATTACTTACCGTTACCCAGGCATTCCCATACTCTGCAACCTGCTGCACCGAGATGGCGGCTGAAAGGGCTGTAGCCACCCTGGTTAATGATGAAAACGACTTTTCAGCATTCCCAGCCGATTTGGCTGTGCTATTGAATCCTTGGTCTAATTTATTTAAGCGATCATTTACCTGCCGCTGCCCTTCGATAAGCCTGGCGACATTCATTTCAATCTCATAAACGATGTTGCCAACCTGCTGCTCGCCTGCCATTCGCTTTTCTCCGGGCGTAAAAAAACCCCGCCGTGGCGAGGTTTGTGATG